AGAAGGTGAGCCTATTAAATTGCGTGACTATCAAATTCAAATTGTTAATAACTTTTTAGAGAACCCACAAAGTGTGCAAGAGATTGCTACGGGTGCCGGCAAAACAATTATGACTGCGGCACTATCATATAGTGTAGAAGGTTATGGTAGATCAATTGTAATTGTTCCCAATAAAAGTTTAGTTACACAAACAGAAGATGATTACAAGAACCTTGGATTAGATGTAGGTGTATACTTTGGTGATAGAAAAGAATATGGCAAAACACATACTATCTGTACTTGGCAGAGTCTTAATAATATGCTTAAGAATACCAAGAGTGGTGAGGCTGAAGTAGAGATAGGTGACTTCTTAGAAGGTGTTGTTTGTGTAATGGTTGATGAAGTGCACATGGCTAAGGCTGATGCATTGAAAGAATTATTAACAGGTGTGATGAGTAAGATACCAATTCGTTGGGGACTAACTGGTACTATACCTAAAGAGATTTTCAACAGTCAAGCTATCTATGTAAGTTTAGGTGATTTGATTAACAAACTAAGTGCAAGTGAATTACAAGATAGAGGTGTGTTGGCACAATGCCATGTGAATATTGTACAATTGCAAGATAAATCTGAGTTCAGTAATTACCAAAGTGAATTGAAACATCTATTAGAAGATCCTTTAAGATTAGACACAATGGCTCAACTGATATTGAAAATCAAAGATACAGGCAATACACTTGTATTGGTGGATAGAGTTAATGCAGGTAAAGAATTAATTACTAGATTACCTGATGCAGTTTTTGTAAGTGGTGAAACAAGTTTAACCGAAAGAAAAGAAGAGTATGATGAAATTGCAACTAGTACTGGTAAGATTATTGTGGCGACTTACGGTGTGGCCTCTGTTGGTATTAATCTCCCTAGGATTTTTAATCTGGTTCTTATTGAGCCCGGAAAAAGCTTTGTCCGAGTTATACAAAGTATTGGGCGAGGCATTAGAAAAGCCGAAGACAAAGACTTTGTACAGATTTGGGACATCACAAGTAGTTGCAAATTTGCAAAAAGACATTTAACAAAAAGAAAAGAGTTTTACCGTGAAGCAAACTATCCATTTGATATTGAAAAACTCAAATATTAATGCTATAATACACATATGAGAATACTTCAATTAGACAATAACAAATATTTTAATTTAGAAACATTACCTGACGAGATAGACGATCTACGTTTTGCAATTCTAGATAATAGTAATCCTGCTAATGTTGATTATCACTATATACCTTTGATCTTTTTAGAAAGTTTCAATAGCCCTGCAGTAGTGCTTAGGGTAGGAAATCGCACAATTAAAATGCCGGTAGATTGGCAAATACTTATTGGTGAACCTGATATAGGAGATTTAGAAACGTTACCCCTGACTAGTATTAATGACAGAGGTTTTAAGGCATATGAGTTTAATCCACTAACTGCATTTAGACCTAGCTTTTTAGATATTGAAATTGTAGATATCTATCACGATGTTACATGGTATGCTCCTAGATTAAAGAATGGACAGTTTCTATGTGTACCTATAGATGACGATGATAAACCCCGTTGTGTTTATTTTGTTAAAGAGATTAGTCGTAATTGTGAAGTAGTAGATTATCATCAGGCATTCTAATGGCAACAAAAAGCAAAACTCCAACTGACGAAAAATTTGAAAGTCAAGACCTTGACTTGTTTGATGCATTATTAGCATTGGACAAAAAAGATTATACATATTTGGATAGATTAACTGATGAGCAAAGAAAGAAATTTTCTCACTATATGATGACACAATGGATGAGTTGCATTAAAACAAACAATTCAGAAATTGAACAATATTATGTGATGAGTGTTGATGCAGCAGCAAATACACATATGTTCAACGAATATGTGATGAAACATCCTAAACTGCAATGGTTAATGTTGTGTGCAAGTAGTCCTGGTTTAGGTAAACAGTTTCATCAATACTTACCGCAGATAAAAAAGAAAGTTGCATTATTAGAAGAACCTGCGACCGAGAAAGATATTTTTGAATATTTCAAAAAGATATATTCTACTATTAGTGAATCTGATGCAAAGTTAATGGCTAAAACATATACATTAGAGCAGAGAAAAAAAGCTTATATTGCAAAACAATATCCAAATATGAAATTCAATGATATTGAAGTACTGAGTAACATAATTGATGAAAAAGACATTGAAAAATACGAAAGAGACAACGGAAACTGATTACAGTTGTGAATTTTGCAATGCAAAATTTGCAAGAGAACGTACTGTATTAAGTCACATTTGTGAGACAAAGAATCGTTGGCTACACAAAGACAATCAAAGCAATCGTATTGCATTTCAAGTTTTTACTACATTCTATACCAAACATAGCCCAACTAAACAACAAAAAACATATAGAGATTTTATAAAGAGTCCATATTATATGGCATTTATTAAGTTTGCAAATTATTGTATTGATGTTAAGTGTATAAACATACTTAGATTTAGTGAATGGTTGCTCAAAAATAATATCAAGATTGACAATTGGAATACTGATAGTAACTACACTAAATTCATTTTAGATTATTTGAAAACAGAAGATCCTTTTGATGCAATTAAACGTAGCATTGAATACTGTATGGATATGTGTGTAAGTGAAAATTTACAACATCATGATTATTTGAGATACGGTAATTCAAATAAAATTTGTCATGCAATCGCAACTGGTAGGATTAGTCCATGGCTGTTGTATTGTAGCGAAAGCGGTGTCCGTTTACTAGATACATTAAATCCAGATCATGTTAAAATAGTCATTGACTACATAAAACCAGAACAATGGGCATTGAGATTTCATCGTGAATCAGACATAACAAATCAAATTAAACAATTACTTAAAGATGCGAGGTATTGATGTTAATAGGTGATCCATATACTACAGTAGAAGCTGCTCAACGATTCATTAGATTATTTAATGGTGGGTATTATAACAATATGGCAAAAGGAAAAACTAAAATTATTTGGCATAGGCTCCCTGGCTACAAGTTGAAAGCAACTTGGCACCCAGGTCCTAGAGGATTTGAATATGGTATCAGAGAAGAAGATATGGTACCAATACAAGAATGGTGTGAGAAAAACAACTGTGGTGTACGCACGAGTTTTGATACATGGAAGTTTAAGAAACCTGAAGACATGACATTCTTTTTATTGAAATGGGAATGATGTACATTATAGATAAAACCAAAACAATCAAACTACCATACGAGCCGGGGTTGCTTGAATGGTTACATGAGAACTATCCTTATTCAAAGTATCAAATATTCAATGATAACCAATAACGAAATGTATCAAATTGCTTACCCAGAGTTATATGAATTAGCAGAAGAAAAGGGTTGGCGTATAGATAATTATCATCGCAGAGACTTTAGATATGATAAGCCGGGTTGGTATCATATTGATTTATCTGAAACAGATATTGGTACGTCTAACCTAGATAAGTTGCAGACTGATGTTATACAGTGGTTGTATGAAACAGTTGATAATTGCGAAAAGCATTGTAGATGGTATAGAACACAAGAAGGCATGTGTTTGAAGTTTAGGTATGAGAGAGACTATATTTGGTTTAAGTTGAAGTGGTTATGACAACACATGCAGTTATAAACGTTGATGTAAACAATATACTACATTTGAAAAATATCATAGATAAGGTAGACATGAATTTGATATGCAGTACTGGTAAATACTTTGGAAAAAAGTATTATGCAGTTAAACCTATTGGTTATATCAACTGGAGTGAGATGGAACTTTGGTGCCAGCAAACATTTGGTAAGATGGGTAATATTTGGGATGCCAAAAATCCATACTTTCGTTGGACTGCTAATGATGCTATGTTTTGGTTTATTGAAGAAAAAGACCGTGAGTGGTTTATATTGAGGTGGTCATGAATACAGTACATGCAAGCGTCCCTCACCCGCACTTTGATAATACTCAAATGCATAACAGGCAAGAAGTTAAAAGAGCCCAAATGCATGAAGAACACAATGAAAAACGTATAGAGTATTATAAAGCAAAGAATGCAGATTGGCAAGAACATAGACTAGAAGTCAAGCAAGACAGAATGATGCGTGACATAAAAGAGATTAATCAATACCTTAATCTTAAACAACATATTGAATACAATAACTATCGGTATGGTATAACATTAGGTAACTATTTGGACGTTTATGTTTGATCCATATTACCTTACTGGGTTGTCAAGTGTTTGGAATCGTGCTAAACTACGTACTAGAAATCTATATCTAAGATACAAGTATCCGGTACGCATTACAGTAGCTTGGCCTAATGGAGAAGTTGAAGTAGGACCTAGTAGTAGGAACCATAATGTATCTGATTCATATTATCAAACTGTAACAAGTAGTGATCCAAATGATCATTATAGACCTGCACTAGAAAAAAATGTAGGTAGACAGGGTGTAGATTGGGATTGGGGTAATTTGTTCATATATTATCACGGTACCTATAGGGATCAAATGGAAATCATGTTCAAAAAGAAACACGAAAAAATGGCAATATACTATCAATTGAAGTGGGGATAATGGAAAAGTACTACGATAAGATTATCAATGAGTGGGGTGTTACCCCTACTTCCAATGAGTTCAGTGGATATGAACATGTGCTACCTGAATTGAATAAATTTAAGAAGGATATGTATACCAATGCTGATGATGTAGGAAAAGAACAACTGATTGAAGATGTATTTGCAATATACAGAAGTGTGAATATCATCCCAATCACATATTATAGTTTAGAAGGTTGCATAGAACAGATTAAACATATATCAAATAGAACCAAGATAGTTGAAAACAAATCATTGGCTATCGGTGGAAATGATGGGCAAAGTTTCTGTCGTTTTTGGTTCCCTAATATGCAAGATGCTAAATGGGAAACGAATGATACAGTTAGTGTTAGATCCAGATTCATGCATGATGTTAAACTAAAACGAGCAATCAAGTTTTGCTTTATGCATAGAGACAATGATGGATTAGTATATCCTAAGAGTTTAAGAACTGCACTTGACTTAGTGAATGGTGGTACTATACAAAACTTCAAGCCAATGAACGCACGTGCAATCTACGAATACATCTGTCCTGTAATGGGAGGGGATGTATTAGACTTTAGCTCAGGATATGGTGGTAGAATGTTGGGTGCAATGACCAGTCGTATGCGTTATCGTTATACTGGTATTGATCCAAA